TCTCTGCTCTATTTTGTGAGCTTGTGAACGTAGTTGTTTTGCAACTCTGATTAGAAACTCTTTACTACTGCCGCTGATACGTACATCATTTTTTCTAAGGACGGCTATAGTGTGGCTGTCTATAAGAGTATCAATGAGTTCATCCCAATGGTATTCACTGAAGGAAGGGTCGTCATTTTCTGGTGCAATAATAGCACCGATACCATTCAAGGTTAGTGAAAGGTCCAAGTCTAAATCATTTACTAATTCAATTCTTTTTGTCGACATCTTTTATTTTTCTTCCTCTAAAGAATACTATTAAATTTATTATGGTATTGATGGTTACTGCCGTAAGTAACCACCATTGCCAAGCTTCAATGTCCATCAATTACAAGCACCCTCATCTACAAATGTTTTAATAACATCTGAAGAAAACAACTTTTGTAAGTTTAACAGATACATTCTTGATGCATTATTATCTCCCCCAGATACAGACTTCTTTGAATCCAGGTTCTTTATTATTTTCTTTAAACTCTTAGTATCAAATACTAACGTGCAGAAGGTTTCATCTCCTACACATAAGTTGTGAAACCAGTAGTCCGATTCCGTGGCTGCAATACCACTAGGCTTACCATAACTTTGGTACTCTATAGCGATATTGCCTGTCTTTTGCCACATTCCTCGTTCGGATTTAACCTCAATCTTCTTATCCTGTAACATATCTGCCACAAGTTGTTCACGTACTTTTCCATATTGTAAGTCCAAGTCAAATTTCTTGCGGTCGGCTACAGAAGGCTCCATTATTTATCCTTTTTAGTTTCTTGAAGTTGTTCTTTTGCAGGCTCAAAATACTTAACTAAAGTATTTAGTTGCCCATTTACATCTGACATAGCCTGCAATTCTTTTGCTACAGTATCCACCAGATTAGCGTGGTCTCCTAAACCAACAGGATTACTAATCATCACCTCTATATTAGCGGCATGACCATTCATTTGACCTATTAGCTTAGACTTTAGTGCGTTTATTACTAGCTCTCTCACTTATCTTCTCCTTGTTATTAAAGTAACTCTTATTGAAACCCCTTAACCATTCCTTCCCCCTAAAAGAAGAGGGGCTGAATGGATTAGGGGACTCATGTATAATAGACCTAGTCTTCTTGGTTCTGTAAAAGTCTCTTTGACCTTGTACAAAAAATCTGTCAACAGTAGCCATATTATCTCCTAATTAACTATATCAACTATTTCACAGCTATCTGCTGTGCAAGCCAATGTTTGATTACCTATAGTATTATCTTCTTGCTCATACTCAGCGAGCTTTGACCAATCAATAAACTCAGGCATTTTAGTTAAGAACTCTTTATAGTGTTGCTCATTACAGTCTTGATAAGGAGCTTGTTCATACACCATATCACTCCTTGGTAGGAAAGACAAGCCCGAAGCGATATTAAAATTCTTATATATCCAGGCACCAGTCTCTAACCATTCTTCTTTACCAACTGATATAGTTACAGATGGTTTGTGCTCACACCAATGCATAGCATATACTTTCCAGAACTCAAGTTGCTCAATAGCTGACATATCATCTCTAGTAATACACATATCAGGAGCCTTTACTGGAAAACTAAACACAGCATTACTTTGGCTCCATCCATCAGTTTCCCAAGGGATATTCTGGTCCATCATAAATTGTGTGAGTGGGTCTTTTTTATCTCCACGAACAGTACGTATGTAATACTGACTATGCCTTGCATGAATACCAGATGCAGAATCTGTGAGTTGTGAAACTGTTCCTGATGGCTTTACACAAGTAATAGCAGTGGATTGTGGTATGCCAATAGCTTCAGCAAACTCTTTATTAGTATCCACGGCTACTTGCTTAAGTTTAGTTAATACTTTCTCCAAGTTAGTCTTATCATCTCTACCATTAGTAATAGCATTATCCATAATACCTGTCATGGAAACACCAAGCAGTCTTTCCTCAGAAGTGTTGGCATGCCATATCTTACGTAAGTAAGGAAAATGATTAAGGGTAGATTGGAAAGTACCTATAATAGTAGCTACACGAACTTTCTTTTGTAAATCCTTAACAGTATCTGTACCACGTACGATTATCTCAGAGAGATTGCAAAATTGATATGGACGTAAAATAATCTCACTACAAGGATTAGTACCGAAAGCATAATCAGCATCTCTTCTACCATTCTCTGCGGCTTTGTTTTGTGCCGCTCCACGGTAAAACATACCTCTTTCACCAGTGCCAGACTCAGCTAATGAAAGCCATTCTCTCATGAATGTGTAAGGGTCTGGCTTCTCTGTGTATGCAACTGAGTTATTTGACATCTGTCGCTGTGGCTCAGTCTTATAGAACTCTCCAGTCTTAGCGTGTCTCATTCTATCGTCAGATAAGTTAGACAAACTAATCATAGCAGAACGTCTTACACCACCAGACACAACCACTTCTCCAACTTTACACATAAGGTCGTGACACTCAAGGCTAGATAACTTCCTACCTTTAGCCTCTTTAAACACTTGAACTGTGAACCTAAACAAATTATCTAGTGGAGTTGGTCCAGATGCTCTACCACCGAATATCTTTAGCTTTGCACCTGCAGGTCTAATCAAAGATAAATCCCACTGTGGAATCTCTCCTGCCCAGAGTAAAGCCAATAGCTTACGGAAAGCCTTAGCCCAACCTTCTTTGCTATCTTTGACAATAATAGTTTCTTCTGTATCAAATAACAAACCTGGAACTTCGGGCAGTTTGTTTATGGAGTCTCTCTCCACAGAAAATCCTACACCAGTACCACACATTAATATGTACATAGCTTCATCAAATGCTTTAGGGTCATCCACAGGAAGATAAGAACAGTTATATCCTGCAGTGTTATCTCTCTCTAATGCTTTACCAGAAGTCATCATTGCTCTCATTGAAGGCATAACTTCAGAATGAAGTATAGATTCTGTGACTTCTTCTTTAACTTGCTCAGACATAGCATAGTTATGTTTTTTCATAAGATGTGAATCCATATAGGCTACATATCTACTGACTGTCTCATGCCATTCTTCTCTTCTATTCTCGTCATCAAGCCAGCGAGCATACCTAGACTTGTGAATAAATTGTTGATAATACGTTGGGAGTGTTATGTTACTTTTCATCTTAATACCTTTACAGTTATATCTTTAGTTTTCATACCTATTATCTCATGAAATAGGTCATCAAGCATATCTTCCATAATATACGGAAGTTCGTCTTTGTCTAGTGTAAATTCTTCTGTATCTACTTCTGCAGATACTCTAATTGTTATTTTTGATTTTGCCATTTTTCACCGTACTAATTAAGCGAGATAAGTACCACTCGGCTTTCTGCAAATCCTCAATGGGCTTGCCTTTGTATTTATATCTCCACAAGTACTTCATTATATTACCTTGTAGATAACTTTCAAATCCTGCACCAGTGGCGGCTTGTATAGCATCAATACATTCAATACCAAATTCATTATAATGTGAAGGGCTATTGACCATATCAATTTTATTTTTATTCTCAAGTTCTTCTAAATCTTTCTTAGAGTGAACCTTAGTAGTTAGACTGCCTATAATTCTACGTCGTGGCTTATGCTTTTCTTCCATCATCTTCATGTACTCCAAATGTCTCATCAATGTATTGTTACTTGTGAATTAGTTGTTTCTTCATTTATACTTAATCGTCCATCTTCTAATACTTGGTCTGTATCTGTTACAGCAGTATACACCATGCCCCTTGTGAGTAGAGCATAGAACATAGTGTCTTCTTCTGTCAACAAATTTCTATCATGACTATGGTAAATCTCTACATCAAAACCTTCATCTAAGTGTCTGATTATAATAGCAGAATCACCTTTGTTTAATTTTATTTTGTTTTCTGACATGCGACTTTCTCCATAAAATGTTCTGCATCTACGATAGCCAGGGGCTTCTGCCTATTCATTTTTATAATAAGTAGCGGCTCTCCAGAGTGCTTGTGACTTATGGCTTGCTCATAATAATTATAAATTGTAGTCATTCTCTCAGTATTTTTACATTCAATATTATAGGGGAATTGCTTGTACGCAACTGTTGATAATTGGACATCTACTCCATTAACTCCCATAGGAGTAGACTTAATATCCAATTCAGTTACACTCTTAAGTAATCCAAGTAGCTTTTCAGCAACCCATGTTTGAAGTTTCCTGCCCTTAGCTTTTGCTGACCTTGTGGACATCTTCTTCTTCTTCAACACGGATTTCTGTGATGTTGCTTGCTGGGATGGTGATTGTTTGACCTTCCGCTTCGAGGCTCGGAAAAGGGACTTCGTTGTTGAGGTCTTCGATAAAGGCATTAGCTTTCTCTCTATTTATTTTAATTATTTTTGCAATAGGGGAGCCGTCAGTACTTTTATACTGAAGCGTCATTGTCACGCCACGCATCTGTGATGTGTGTGTACCAGACCCACTTTGGGTTTCTGCCTTTGCTTGGTAACTGCCTCTTGAACTCAAGGTCTTCCCAGCAATGTGTTTTGTAGGGACAATAACTACACTCAATCCCAAGGGACCTATTGCCCGTAGGTTTCTTATAAAAGACTTCCTCGACGTCGGTGAAACACCGTTGAAAAGGCTTTCCTTTAGATATTGACTTAAAAGCGTGTTGGATTTTAGCATGAACTTCGTCCTTCTCTTTTTTTGTGTTCGGTGCTTCAGCAATCGCTATTTCGCCAGTAGATTTGTTTAATGCAATCCAACCCTTAAAAGGTTTATTGCTAGCCATACCATATCCCTGACCTTGTGTAATATATCCGAAAGCATCTGAACTTTTTATTTTCTCATACGCATCATCAGGCTTAAATTTATTCTCGAATGCATAAGGCGATGCAGTTTTTATATCATAAATGCCATCGTCTAATTCAATATCAAATTCGCCTTCAATAGAATCTTTTTTATTAATTGGTAATTTTACTTTACCATGTGTATTTTTTATCTCTATACCAGATGCTTGTATTACGGCAATCATAAGAGCTTCTAATACATCTCCCATTGCCATACGCATCTTGAAATCATAAGTAGGAGGGTCTTCTTTTACACCACTCGCCTGCATTTGTAATTGGCAAAGCGGCTTGCCTACGTTACTCATACGTAACCTAAAGCCTCCACGTTGTTCGTTAAATTGTTTATTTAGTGCTTGTCTACAGTTATCTGCAAACTCGTCCAAAATGTGAGGAGACATTTCTGCCTCCCCACGAACCGCCTTTGAAAGGAACGAAACTATAGCGGCTTGTTTTGTATTCATCCTGTCAATGACTCAGGTAAGTCATCATTCAGAACGTCTTCAGAAGTAACAGTAACTGCTTCTTGGTCTACCATTCTTCCCTGCTTACGCAAAGAATCATCGTATTGCTTCATAACAGCACTGTTCTCAGCATTTATGTAATCCATAAAATATGCCAAGGTATCTTGGTCTGCAGGTGTGAAGTCAACTAGCTTTGGAGCATTGTCGAATTTACCTACATAGTAGACTAAACCACCATTTTTCTTCTTATCCAAAGAAACATGTAGCTTATAGAAGATAAAAGGTTTCTTCTGTGCAGTTAGAGCATCCATAGGAACAGATATAGGCATAAAGTTACTGCCTCTTGCTCTCCATAGAATAGGAACATCTACTGCATCATCTACTTTCTTCCCAGTCTCATCAACTGCGTTGAGAAACGTGGCTTTACCAAACAACATACGAAAGCACTTAATATTCTTTTGTTGCATTGCTTTCTCTGCTGAGAGGTTTTCTCTCTGACTGGCAGGAACTGAACCACATCTGAACGTACCTAACATATCAGGTATCTCTGTCTGTGGGTATAAGTTCTTAGCCATAGTCGACTTATTGACCATCTCATTTACTTCAGCATCATAGTGAAGATACTGGTATCTTTGAGCAAATACTTGAAAGTCAATTTCTTTTGCATACACCATCTTATCGGGTAGCGACACAGACCAAGAACCTGCAGGTAATGAATTACCCGAATCGTCTTCATGGTCTCTGTTTATTTTTAGATAGAACATATTAGTAGCAGAACCTGATGGCTCCTCTTGTCCTATTAGTTTAGCAATATCTTCAAAATTTGTATTTGAATTTACAACTGGTAATGTTTCCATTTTTTACACTCCTTGTTGATGTTTGGAACTCAATTTATATTACATTCGATAGAGTTAGTCAAGTTATATTCTTTCATATCTAACCAATCTTTACCGATTTCTAAATCCACAGCTAAAGGAACCTGCCAACTTACATTGTATTGCTCCTCAAACTGCTTGTCTACTTTAGTCATAGCATCATGTGTCATACGTGCTACAACTTCTTCTTCTCCAGGATATACATCTAATACAATCGAGTCATGGACTGTATTAATAATCTTAGACGTAATTCCTTTACGCACAATTTCATTTTGTAAATGAATAAGTGCCAACGGCACGACACAACCACCTGCCAAACCCTGCACGGGATAATTCTTAATAGACGGTGCTCCCGATGCATTTCCATTGGATAGTCTTTTAGTATCTGGAAAAGCAAATTGCTGCCCCGTATACATAGTAACAACCCCAGTCGATATAGCTTCAGTCTGTAGAGTATCATGCCACTTTCCTAGTTTTGGGTACTTCTCCACAAAGGCTTTATAATATTCCATTTCATTTGGTGTACCTGTTGTACCACCGTATAAAGGTTTGAATGTATGTGCCTTTGCTTCAGTACGTTCTTCTTTAGTTACGTCTGCTTCAGCTTTATTAAATATAATTGAAGCAGTATATTTGTGAACATCACTTCCACTTAAGATGTCCTTAATCATAGTTTCATCACCACATAGTTGGGCGGCAATCCTAAACTCTAGTTGGCTATAGTCTGCTTGTAGAATAGAACCATTTTCAAACCTAGATACAACCACAGCTCTCACTGGGAATGTAGAACCTCTTGGCTGATTCTGAAAGTTAGGGTCAGAAGAAGACAAGCGAGTAGTCCTAGTAACACACTGATTGAACTTTGGATGTAGTAAACCATTACTTCTAGTATTACGAGAGATGCCACCAACAAAACTAGATAAATATACGTCAACCGCATTTAACCTTACAGTAGATTTGAGGAACTCTTGTGCTTTAATATTTCCGTTATGTTTGGCAATTCCTAGTAATCGTACTAATGTTGTTTTGTCAGTAGCAAATCCGTTAGCAGACGCATCAAAAATATCCCTAGGATTCATTGTGAGTCCGCCAATTTTAGGAAGAGGTATGTAAATGTAACCTGCACCATAACAGGCAGGGCACTTTGTAGCTTTCTTCCATCTCTGTCCGTCCTTCTTAGTTTTGAAGAACTCGCCTTTGCCATGACATTTGTGACAATGTTGTGCTTTAGTTCTGTGAACACGAGTTGTCATAGCTTTAATCATTGATGCAAATTGTGGAAATCCAATACGAGGTCTCATCAAAGGTTTCCCTTTTTCGTTAAGACCTATATTGAATGCTTCTGCCCACTTCTTCTTATCAATTACTTTACGTGAGTAAATCAACTGACTTACTTGTTCTGGAGATGCAAAGTTTACATTTGTATCACCCATAACTTCACGACATATTTCTTCCATCTTAGCTTTGAGGTCTTTCTGTTCAATCTCATAATCAACACGCACTTTCTCAAGAGTTGTGAAGTCAATCTTGATACCATTACGTTCAATCACTGCTAGAATAGGAAGAAACTTATTCATCAACATCAAATGCTTTCGCATCGGTGAGTTGTGTGAATTTTTAAAAATCTCTTCTTGTGCAAGATGCAACTGCTTAGTGGATTCAATATCCGCAATACCATACTCCTGCACAGTATCCATAGGCATAGCATCAAAACCAATGCCATCCTTAAGATAATCGTGAGTCAAGTCAGACTTCTTCATAGCTACTTTTCTACGTATGCAGGAGTCAGCTAAACTTAAACCCCACTTCTGCCCACGTAATAAAGTATACTCACCAATCATAGTGTCATACACTTGACCCTTATAATTAAAGCCACTCTCCCATAGCCACATCAAATCAAACTTAATATTATGTCCTATAAGTACAGTGGTTTTATCTAGTACATCTTGTACTAAATTAAAGGATTCTCCTACAGTCATCTCAGATGCCATTTCATCCATATCTTTATGGTAAAACCAATTAAACTGTATCGGTTCATTATCATGTGAATACTGAACTGATACTAATTTATTCTCTGGGTGAAATGGTGAAGGGTCTGACCTTCTATTCTCTCCTTTTACAAATGTAGTCTCTACGTCTAAATACGTTATTGTCATGCTGTATACCTACTCAAATCTGTATCCAAGTTGCAAACTATTTTGCCATGGAAACCTGTTAATTTATTCTTTGATATAGTTAAGTATCTTTTCTTATCAGTATTGTCAGTAATATCAGATTTACCGATGCCTACGATTAAGTCAGCTTCAGCCGCTTTACCAGTTTTACTGTTCTCCATCATAGCATAAGTAACACTTGTCTTACCCTCTGCATCAGCACTAGCTTGACTGATACCAATACCAAACAGATTGTGACGTTTACATATCTCACGAAACTTTGTGTATATGCTACGTAACTTCTCATCTGTTCTCGCATAAGAACCCATCACATCAACTTTGTCTAGTTGGTCAACAATTAATATGTCAGGTTTTTTATCCTCACAATATTTATTAAGCCATTCAATAGATGCATCTACATTGTCAATCATAGTTATATTAGGTGCAATGTCTACGAACTTTTGTTTAGCTTGTGAACGGTTCTTGTATATATCTTCTTCACTGTAGCCAGTGTATGCACTTACTGCACGGAGCATAGTTCTACGTGCAGGTTCTTCATTAGTTATTATGTGAACGTCAGCACCTTGTGAACAGAATCCATTTGGTGATGCCACAAGTGAAACATAGAAAGCAGTTTTACCAATCTCAGGTCTAGCAAAAGCAATCATGAACTCTCCTGCTTTACCACCACGAACTGTTTTACCCAATGTTGGTACATTGAACTCCCAGCAGTTTTCATTCTGGGCATACTCTAGTAATGCATCAAGGTCAGTTGTAATCGGTACAATAGTATCTTCTGGTACAAAACCTTGCTCTGATTTATCGAGTAATGCTTTTACTTCGTGAATCTTTTCTGGTGAGCCTTCCATAATAGCAAGACCCATATCTGCGATGTTACGTCCTATTTCCTGTTGCCACATCTTCTTCAATACATCAGTAGCTACGTCAGAACCTATTGCAGGTAAATGCTCAATGTCTTGTAATACTTCAGCCACAGCTTCTCGTTTTGCACGAGTGGCAGTTGGATTACTAACTCTGTATATTTCCCTAACTTCTTGTGAAGATAAGTCCCTTTCGTAACTCTCGTGTCCATTTACAATGGTATCATATAAGTCTGTTAACTCATTAGGAAACATTGAACGCATCACACGAGTTTTGTTTGCATCAAAAAACTCTTTATGCATCAGGAGTTTAATTAATTGTTGTTCCATACTAATTTCTTAATCTCCTCTTTGTTAAAATATTTTAAATCGTCTTTCAGACGAACTACACTACAAGGTACAAAATACGACAAATACTTGTGTATGTCAAGCGACTTGCGGGTAGCGTCTGCGTCCAGGCAAATGTGAACGTGTTTGTACTTACGTAATGGTGTGAGGTCGGCATCTTTTAAGTTAGTACCCAAAAGTGCCACACCAGTGGCTACTTGTGAAACTGCACAAGCACTAGCTGCATCTTCTACAAGTATAGCAGTGTCATGTTCACCACAAGTGAATAACTTTGATGAGTTGCCATACCTATACCATTTAGGCAAGGCTTTATTACTGAAACTTCTGCCGATAGCATCGTAAACTTGTGAATCATCTTGGACTATAAAGACAGTCCTATTTTGTTTAGGGTCATACATAATTTTGACAAGCCTATCCTCAAGAGCATGGATACAATTATTCCTAGTCAAATAAGCCATAGATTGTGAATGGTTGTGAACTGGAACGAAATGCTCCGAAAGATGATAGATAGAATGATAGTTCTGAGAACTGACCAAACTTCTGATGTCATCTTTAGTTCTGACTACATCTTTCGCCCCACGTACTCTGCAGAATGCTTTGTAGCAATTCCAAAGAAGTTTTCCATATTCTTTTGTAATTGTAAAAGTATTCCTGCCACCACACTCGGGACAATTTATTCTGTTAGATGTATTATCCATTGGTTCATTTTGTTGTATAAAATCTCTTATGTTCATCTTCATGTTCCTCTCTAGGGGTTTACCCCTCGGCAAGTTTCTCGCTTATATCACAGCTTTTAAATTACGTCAATAAAAAAAATACCCCCACTGACAAAAGCCAATGGGGGCAGGGGGAGGCAACCGTTAGTAGTCATAACGCCTTGAATCAAAAGAAGAGTTGAAGCCTAGAGTATCTAGTCTTTCATCTTCAAACAATCTTTTGTCTGCTTCTTCTTCAGCATCAACAACCATCTCAGCCATCTCCTCAAGACTAAGATTGTTTTTGACAAAGGTGTATCTGACAAAGTCAACTTTCTGTTTAGCACTCATATTTTGTGGCAGACCTTCCTCTGGGTCATAGCCATCAAACTTCTCACTAAGCAGATGATTGCACTTGTCTATAGTAGACTGATTCATTCGCTCTGAGTTCGTGAGAGTGCTCCTTGCTGAAACCACAGACCTCTCACTCTTGTACGAGGCATATGTTCTGTCGTAAAGCGAGCTCGTGTACCCCGAACTGTAACGCGAACCGTAGGGTGTAGACACCTCGTTCGGGTCTCTGACTACTGGCAAA